ATCCGGTACACTGCAATGAGTCTTCCTGTTCCATCTCCCAAACCAAGGTTTTCGAGAGCCGTTTTCACCGTGCCATCCGATTTGATATCACCAAACGGATTCTTGCGGCTCAGGTATTCAACAGCAAACCCCGATCCCAGCAATTCAACAAAACCGGGCAGATCACCATTATCAAGCACATCCCGTTGCGTTTTATCACTTACAAACTGGGCCAGAGCTGCAGCAATAAAGCTGGCCTGCCGAATAACCTTATTGACTTGCGCACTGGAGGCTTTCCCTGCTGTAAATCCGGATAAAAGCGCAGGCAACGCTTCCCATTCCTTCTGCGACATAACATTGGCATTTTTACCCGTTGCGAATGCTTTAAAGTCATTTTTTGCCATCAGAGTAATACTCCCCATGCCCCTACATCAAAACCACTGATAAATTCGTTATCCATATCAAAACCAAAAAATTTTGAACCTTCCGATGGGGTTTCCACCGAAGGTGTTTCAATACCACCCGCCCACACCCCGGCGGCTTTTACTGTGAGATATCCCTGTTTAATTGCAGCAATTAACTCACGCGATACATCTGAAATATCAGTATCAGGAAAGACCCAGACCGATATCGTCATGTCCTGGTTATCGACAATCTGCATTCGCAGCCCGGATCCTGCTGTCGCCGTGTCATGAATTGCTGGAAGCGAATCATTCCGTCCGTCCCAGTTATTAATCGCAATCTTCGCTTTAAGGATGACACGATAAGTTTCATCGCTGAGATACATGTATCCGGAATCAGGATCATATGGCCCCTGCCATACCCCCTGATCATATCCAAGCCCGTCGGTATCCCAGCTGAAATAGACACCTGAGATAGGCTGGCTGACAACACGGCTACGTCCGATCCACAATCCCAGAATGTCAAGTTGCACACCAACCGCAGAGTCAATATCAAATGCAGTAATCAGCCCTCTGGTGGCCGCCGCAACATCAATAAGCGGCCGGGTCATCAGATCAACATGCGCAAGAAATTTAGGTTTGGTGGCGTGGTAGTTCGTGATTAGTTCGGTGTATTTGCTCATGACTCCACCGTTATAACGATATTTTCCGGGGTACAGGACGCAGATTCGTTGTATCTGATATCAATGTTTGATGACGACAAAGCCCCCGGGGATTTCCCAATCGTCAGTTCCTGAATATCGTAATAGCGTGCATTCCCGCCACTCACCACGCCAAGATTCGCCGGTGAGTAAATGCGACTTAAAAGGACCGAATCACCAATCATCAGACTATTGATATAGTCGGAAATAGCCTGCTGGATCTGCTGCCCTATCTGTGAGGTATAACCCGTAAAAACTTTTAATTTAATCCGGGCATAAACAGGCACATCACTGGAACGCGAGAATTTGATTACATGGGGATTGCCGTATTTATCCGGAACCGTAACGGATGTTGTACCGTGAGTGGCTGTCCCCTGGCCTTTATTCCCTCTGATAGCCTGAGCAATATCCGTTACATCACCGCCATCCACAATTACAGCAACAGAGTGTGGCGGTAACCCGTTACCGTCCTCCGAACCAGTATCGTTTTCATAGAGTTTGTGGCGGGTTACACCGGTAACATTAGAAACAGCACCATCCAGTGCTTCAAATGGGGTTATTGATGGCAACGCAACACTTTGCGACTGGCGGATACGTAACTCCGCGTCAGTTTCTGCCGGAGTGCCCACGGTAGCCGCAGCAGGATTAGTTACCGAAACCCAGCCACGGGTTGGCGTATTTATTTCAGTGATAGTTCCAGCCAGCGCCGCCACTGCACCACTGACGGAACATGTTGCAGTCACCATCACTGTACCATCCACGCCGACCACCACTGAAGCAGGCAAACGCCATATCACATTATTACTGTCTTTCACGCTGCCATTAATGATGGTTGTTCCGGCAGTTCCTGTAAGAAGCAAATCAACCGTAGAATTCGTCGCGCCTTTACGTGAAATACCATTTATTTTCACGTTACTGGTCAGTGCAGCCCCATAGCCGGTTGCCGGTGAAAAACAGTTGTAGACAGTTATCGCCGTATTATTGGCATCATGAATCGCCAACGCCATCAGAGCCACCATCTGGCCGTCTTTGCTGTCCGGTTCGAGGTAGGCATCACTGCCATAAATCTGCTGAAAATAGCTAATCAGGGTGCTGAGTATCGTCTGATAATCAGGCGCACTGATCCCCTCCGCGGTTACCTTTGCAGATAAACCGAGAGAATCAAGGTTCAGAGCCATTACGCCTCCGATGTAACAGTCGTTATTCCATAAAGAGTGTCGATTTCAGCGGAAAACATGACACGTCGGGTCGTGGTATCCACCGTCGTATTGAAAGAGAGGATTGATTTAACGCCCCGCGTTTCGAGGATGCGCTTACGGATCGCCAGGTTGTAGGTTTCCGGCTTCTGCTTACCGAGCACGGACTGGATCCACGGTGTTCCCTCTGTGGTATCAAGAAACCATTGCCCATACCACAATTCGAATCGCGTTTTCACAGCCTGCGCCACGGCCTCAGGCGAGTTAATCAGCCAGGTGTCATCACCGCTGCCAAAGGCGTAATCGCCATCGGCGTCTTCACGTCTGTATCGCATCAGTTTACCCCGTCGGTACTGCTTCCACCGCGCTGAACACCACCATGAGTGTGTGTATCATCGATTGGCTTGCCATTAGCCTTCACGCTCCCCAAAAACTCAACAGCACCAGTGATTTTTGAAGCCACACCAGAAACAACAGACCCCACCATGCCCCCCATCCAGGTTAACAGGCCATGAATGGTTACTTTCTCAGAAAAATCAGCCAGAGGGGCAACCACATCAAGACCACCCGGAGCGACAATTTTAATTTTCCTGGTATCAGGATTAAGCTCAAAATAGGTGCTGCCGTCGTCACTACGCAACTGTGTGGCACTGGTATTAATACCGCTAATCTTCCTTGCCTGCGACTGGGGACCGACAATACAAAACGCATCCGATAAATCATGCATTCTGTCATCGACAGGCTCCTGTATCCCGCCACTCTGCCACCAGAAATCAATACAACGATCGGCAAAAATCACCAAACATTCATCACCGGCTTTAACCGGGAACGTTAGCGTACAGCCTCCGCCGCGCGGGAATACCACTGGTACATCCACCAGCAGGGGTAATATCGTCGACTGGTTGATTCCATTTGAGTCCGGCTCATAGCCTTTAATCGCAGGTTGAACAGCCACTGTTACCGTGTCCGGATCAAATGACTGGACGATGCCGGGCATAGAAACACGCAGCGCCGACATGACAGAGCCAGCAAGTCTTACATCGGCCTGTTCTTTGCTACCAAGTTGAGCGCTTAAAGAAACGGGCATTCATATGTCTCCAGCAAGTAAAAAACCCGCCGGGTGGCGGGTTTTATGTAGCTAGTTTTCTTTCCATGGCGATAGAAGCAATTACCGTGGAAAGTTAATTTAGCGAACTCATTGCTTATTTTCAGATAGCACCAATCTACATTCTTCTTTTTTTAGAGTCGTAAGAGATTGGCCGCTATCGGAAAAAGAATAACCGCACTCGGAAGCGAGTTGACGCAGAGCTATTTCACCATAACTATCACCATGTTCTTTCATTAACTCATCACCAAAATCCGCCTCACGACCATTAGATACAGCGTCCATAGCCGCATTAGAAACAGCCCTATTTGTGATCTCTCTCTTGATGATGTAGTTATCAGCCAGTGAGGTGTGCAGCCCAAAAAAATCATTCAGCGTTCCACCTACACAAATTGTTGGAGTCAACACTGCGAGAAGGAATATTTTCTTCATTACAAATGTCTCCTATAGCTGATTTCTTAAAAAAATTAATTACAGTACGTTGTGCCAGTATTGGTCGTCTGGCATTCACGATGTACTGCATTCCCATTAATCGTTCCTGTGGTATACGTAGTGCCTGTATTGGTTGTATAAGATTCTGTTCTAACTTGGATTTGCCCCTATATTTCCAGACATCTGTTATCACTTAACCCATTACAAGCCCGCTGCCG